CCACGTACCCATAATTTTCTAGCTTCGTTTATTAGTTCAAAATGTTTTTCTGATCCTATTCTGTATACTGATTCGTGTAGTGGGATTTTGTTTTCAACGTGGTAGGTTAAGCCTTCTGATATTGCTTTTTTGATTCTACCTTCTGTTATAATAGGAGCTTTTTTATCACACCCACCACAACCACAATTGCAGTCTTTTTTAGATTCTTTAAGATCTGGACCTAAGCCTACATCCCCTGAGGGTCTTTTATATATATGCCAAAATGCAGTTCTTTTAGTATCAAATTTTGATAAATAATTTTTGGCATCCTCTAAAGTTGCAAATTTGTGAGCTTGTTTTATCCTATTATCAGATACCCATGATGGTTTTTCACCCTCTACACTAGCAATATACTTAGGACTTCCTGTTTTTAGACTTTGGATAATATAGTAAGGGGGTTCCTGTGATAGTACTTCTTTTATTAATGATCTTAGTCGTGTCATAGATATAAATATTATTCTATTCCATAATTATTAGAGGGTGAGCCTGATATTCCAGCAGCATCTGCATATTGGGGGTTAATAACCCAATAATTATTCTCACTATCCCAATAAAATACTCTACTATTTCTTTTTCCACTTTCATTTGACCCTCTTAATGAAATATATAAAGGGGCTAATTTAGACATATTATCTGCAAATGGGATTAAACCTGAAATAAATTGTTGGATTGAAGTTGGGTTTTCTCCTTTATAAAAAACATTAGCATCCCCATCAGTGCCTTCAAATTTTTTATCTCCAGTATAGGCTTCAAATGCTTCTGAATTTGTTAGTGGGTCTGTTAATACAGGGTTTACTTCACCTTTAAA